TCCTGTCCGGCCCGCATGAGTTGCCGATCCCGCGCCTGCCGATCTTCCGTGCGCGTGGGTGGGAGATCAACGTCCGGTCCAAGCGCGTTCGCTTCGGGCTCGTGCGGTTCGCCCGCGATAGCTACCGCCTGCGGAACTACTGGCGGTCGAAGTCGGCGGAAATGCTGGCGCTTGCGGGCAACGGCAAGTGGATGCTGCACGAACAGACCGAAGGCGATCAAGAGGCGTTCCGGGAAGCCTACAAGAACAATGACGACCTGTTGATCTGGTCGGGCCAGGTGTCGCCGCAATTCGTCGGCCCGCCGACGTTGAACAGCGCGGTCCTTCAAGAGAGCCAGATTCTCACCCAGGACATCAAGGACACGACCGGGCTTCACGACGCCTCGCTCGGCATGACGTCCAACGAGACCAGCGGCAAGGCCATCATCGCCCGCCAGCGTGAAGGCGACGTTGCGAGCTATATCTATCACGACAACCTCCAGGCCGCGATTGCCGAGGCCGGGCGGGTCATCAACGCGCTGATCCCGATTGCCTACGACACCGCGCGCACGATCCGCGTGATCGGTGAGGACGAGGCGGTGAAGGTCAAGCGCATCAACGACCCGATGAACCCGGAGAGTATCGACATCAACCGTGGCCGCTATGACGTGGTGGTCGAGACGGGCGCTAGCTACAGCACAAAGCGCGTCGAGGCCGCCGAGAGCATGATGCAATTTATGCAGGCGGTTCCGGGCGCCGCCCAGATGGCGGGCGACCTGATCGCGCGCAACATGGATTGGCCCGGCGCGGACATGATCGCGGAACGACTCAAGAAGGCGCTCCCGCCCGGCATGGCCGAGGAGAAGGACGAAGACCTGTCGCCCGAGGAGATGCAACAGCGTCAGCAGGCGATGCAAGCCCAACAGGCCGATCAACAGCAGCAGCAGGCCATGCAGATGCAGGCCGGGCAACTGGCGCTCGCGGAGAAGGAAGCCCAGGTTCAGAAGACCCAGGCCGAAGCGATCAAGGCCATGCGCGAGGCCGAATCGGTCGGTCAGGAATCCGGCCCCGCCGTCACGCCGCTCGATGAGGCGCTTAAGATGGCGCAGCTACGCAAGGCCCAGGCCGACGCCGTCAAGGCCGAGGTCGAGGCCCAACGGTCACAGGTCGCGCTGCAGGGCGACATCATGGATTTGGAACGCAAGCCGCTTGAGGCGATGACCGCCGAAGTGGACCTTGCCGAACGTCTCAACCCGCCGACGTCTCAAGAGGCAGGCTAATAGACGATTGCCGGGTCGGGACGCTATCAACGTCTAGGCCGGTGCGCTCGCGGTAATCGTCAATCAACCAGATTAGCTGGTCGATGTTTAGCCCGCACGTCATGTCTTCCCGGTATTTGCGCAGCGTCTGCGTGGCGACGATGGCAAGCCCCAAGATGTCCACGGAGCCTTGAGACGGAACCGCTTCGATCAGCGCCTTGTGAACGGCGCGGATAGTGTTGTCTTGCATCCGCGAAGACTAGCCCAACTGAGGGCCTAGGCCAACGCTAAAGCTTCGCGCCGGGGGGTTCGTCCCGCCCCCGGATCACGCGCCTCGGGACTTCGCGAAAGCGCCAATGTCAGAAGCCAACACCGCGCCGGAAGGCGTGACCGAAGATGCGTCCGTTGCCGATCAGGTTACGGAACAAGCCCCCGCTCAGGGTGACGAGCAATTCGGGGACGATGCCCCCGCCGAAACCGCAGAAGGCGCGGGCGAAAAGCCCAAAGCCAAGAAAACGGTTCAAGACCGCATCGACGAACTGACCCGCAAGCAACGGGACGCCGAACGCGAGGCGGAGTTCTGGAGGGCGAAAGCCACCCAGCCGCAAGAGCGCCAGCGCGACCCCGAGCCCCAGGTCGATGAAGACCCGGAACCAAGCCCCTACGCTTACGAGCATGGGGAAAACGACGTGCGCTTTATTCGGGCGCAGGCCGCTTGGGAAGCCCGGCAGGAAGTCACGCGCCAGTTCAGCGAGCGCGCCCAACGTGAGGCCGAAGTGGCCGAACGTCGGCGGTTCAACGAGCGGGCCGAGACCTTCGCCGGTCAGACCCCGGACTTCTATGACGTGGTCGGTCACAACTACGAGCGCGCCGCGTCTGTGATGACGGAAGTCATGCAGCACGCCGCTCGTGCAGCCGATGAAGCGCCGGCCCTGGCGTATCACCTGGCGAAACACCCGGCAGAGGCGCGCCGCATCGCGGCACTCAACCCCTACGCCCAAGCCGTTGAGATCGGAAAACTCGCAGCCCGGTTGTCGGCGCCCGCAGCGCCACGACCAGCCCCAAAAACCGCCACCGATGCCCCGGAACCTCCCCCGCAAGCGCGAGGGACCGGAGGCCGATTCAAGGTCGCGCCGGACACGGACGACTTCTCGGCCTTCGAGCAAACCTACGGCTGAGGCGGCTCTAGTCCCAAGAGGACGGAACCCAAATGCCTAACGCACTCCTGTCTCCGAAGGTGTACGCTAACACCTTCCTCAAGCTCATGAAGAACAACCTCGTGGCCGCCAAGGTGGTGACGAGCGAGTTCAAGGACATTGTCGTCAAGCCGATCAGCAACACTGGTCAGAAGAACGGCACCACGGTCTACGTCAAGCGCCCGCCGCAGTTCACGGTGCGTGACGGCGCGGTCGCCCAGGTGCAAGACGTGGTCGAAGGCGAAATCGCCCTGACCATCGACAAGCAGAAGGGTATCGACGTCGAGTTCACCTCGATGGAAGAGACCCTGACCGTTGACAGCCTGCTGAAGTCGAAGGTCATGACCTCGGCTGCGGCTCAGTTGGCGAACCAGGTGGACACCGACATTCACGCGGTGACCCGCCAGTTCTACTCCTGGGTCGGAACGCCGGGTCAGCTCATCAACAGCTTCTCGGACCTGTCCAAGGCTCCGCAGCGGCTTGATGAGCAGGGCGTCGAGACCGATGGCCGCGTCGGCTTCCTGCATCCCTCGGATGCCTGGGCCATGCTCGGCAATCTGTCCGGCCTCCAGACCGAGAAGATCGCCTCTGACGCGCTCACCCGCGCCAAGCTGCCGATCCTCGGCAACATCGACTGGTACGCCACCCAGAACGCTTCGACGGTCACGACCGGCACGCGCTCGGGCAACGCACTTGTGGACGGCGCCAGCCAAAACGTCACCTACGCTTCGGTGAAGGACGGCGATTGGCAGCAGACGCTGAACATCGACAACGTCGGCAACGCTCAGACCGTGGCCGCCGGCGAGGTGTTCACCATCGACGGTGTGTTCGCCGTCAACCCGATGACCAAGGCCACGCAGGACTTCCTGCAGCAGTTCACGGTCATCACCGGCGGCACTTCGGTGGCGACCGGCACGGGCAACGACCAGAACCTGGCGCTGACCATCACCCCGCCGATCATCACCTCTGGCGCGTTCCAGACGGTGAGCGCGGCTCCGGCTGACAACGCCGCGATCCAGTGGATGGGTGACGACACCGAGACCAACACCGACGCCACGACCTACAAGTTCGGCACGGTGTTCCGTCCCGAGGCCATCGCGCTGGTCTCCGCGAAGCTGATCATGCCTTACTCGGGCGAGGCGGATTACGCCACCGACCCCGACACCGGCCTGACGGTTCGCTACTGGCGTTCGTCTGACTCCACCAACGACACGCACCTGCACCGCTTCGACGTGGTCTACGGCGTGAAGAACGTGGATCGCCGCCGAGGCGTCCGCCTCTCCGGCACGGCCTAATCGGTCTCCTCCCCGAACTGAGGCGGGGCTTCGGCTCCGCCTCTCTCTTTTTCATGGAAAGGGTCAGACATGACCGTTCAAACCGTGGGCCGCGATCTTGAGGGCCTCTACATCGCTCAGTCCGGCGGCAAGCTGGGCTTTTACGGCGCCACGCCGATTTCCAAGGCGACGGTCACCGCCGTCACCGACGGATCGACGGGAACCGCCAACGCCGCCACCGGCATCCAGCCGCTGACGGCGACCTACAATTCGACCCTGCTGATCAACAGCATTGCGACCCTTGCGGACGGTATCAACCGAATCCGCACGGCGCTGGCGAACGTCGGCCTCGTCACTTGAGGCTTTTCGTCGCCATCCCGGCTTATGACGGGAAGGTCGGCATCGAGACCGTCCGCTCTTTGCTCAACGAGCAGAGGGCGGCGGCTCTCTTGGACATTGAACTACAGGTCGGGCTCTTGCCCGGATGTTCGCTCATCACGATGGGCCGAAACCAACTGGTCGCGGACTTCCTGGCGTCGGATTGCGACCGCCTGGTGTTTGTGGATGCGGATGTTTCGTGGAACCCCGGCGAGCTTCTGAAACTGGCAAGCCATCCGGTTGACGTGGTGGGCGGGGCCTATCGCTACAAAAAGCCCGCCGAAGACTATCCGATCCGCTGGCTGGAGCGCGACGAACTTTGGGCCGACCCGGAAACGGGCTTGCTTGAGGTTGACAGCGTTCCGGGCGGGTTCTTGGCCATCTCTCGCAAGGCGTTTGAGGTGTTGCGCGAGGCGCACCCGGGCCGCGCCTATGAGCACGAGGGCCGCGCCTTTCATGGCTACTTCCACGCGCCGGTCGAAGCGGGGCGCATCTGGGGTGAAGACACCGCGTTCTGCAATGATTGGCGGAAGGCCGGCGGCCAAGTCTGGCTCGATCCTGAACTTCACCTGACGCACACGGGCGGGCTCCAGCAGTTTGCGGGGTGCGTCGGTGATTGGCTTCGCAGCCGGATACCGGAGGCCGCATGACCACGATGCGAGTTATCCTCACGCGGGCCATCCGCATGACGCG